AATCATATTGACTTCGTGCTTTAGTTGCGCCACGCGGAGTTGGACGCAGCAAGCTGTCAGTAGATCCAGACAGCAAGGATTCCCATTTGGCCAACTCATGCTCGAGATTTGTCAGTAAGTCGTTCAGCAGTGGCATGCGACTCTCTCGATTAATGGTTAAGTTCCCGAGGGTCTTTGTCACACGCGCACTTCGGATCTCTCCAAGATACACTGACCTAATCAAGCTTATCTTTGTCTTATAGCGCACAAATTGTTTCATAGAGTACGGAATTTCTATAATTTCATCTTCAGGTCTATTAGTCCATAGCTCTAGTGCGAGGATACTATTCTCGTAGATAATGTAGTTGATGACATCATCTGGGACATCTTTAACCCAATCACCAAGATCAGTCCGTATAATTTTAGACGTGCTATATAATGGATCGTATCGGGATGTGAAAGATATTGTGTGCTCAGTGTTTTCAATTACCAAGTGCGCTGTATATACTTGATTGGGCAGGAGCCTAACAGCGCTTCCATATGGTTTTGGTACTTGAGGTTGTAGGGCTTGATTGAATATAACCAGGACAACATCATTGTCAGTCAGGGCATTTTGTGTTTGTATAGCGGTATTGCTTATTTCGACGTATTGTGTGTCAAATTGTAGCACGCCGTTGATATAAATCAATATTTCTCCATTGCCTGGAGAATATGTTCTCTTAAACACAAAATCGCGCTGACCATTTTCTGGCATGTGCAGTTCGCACACCGAAAACAGTGGAACATTTGTGTCATGGACACCACTCATACAATCGCCTTCCCGTCTGGATTGTCCAACCAATATTCTAGAGCTTGCTGTTGCACATTTACATTTTATTGTATCATAGTTATGTCAGATTGTCAATCATTTTGTAATGCGTCAGGAGTAAAAGCTATGAGCGTTGACCCATCATGTATTTTAATAATTGTATAAACTCCGATGACCTCACCGTGACTTAGGCCATCACCACTGGTAGTTTCGCCGACGACTTGAAAATTACTGCGTCGTAATTGAGTTACATCAAAATCTCCTGCAAGTTTGAAACTAATAGAATTCAAATTAGTAGCGACGTTGCTAAAATTGTGCTCCGGAAATGTGCTTAAAAGTTCAGTTGCAGTAGAAAGTATTGGTTGCTCAGGAAGCGCTGGATCAAGCGGCAAAGAATCAGTCGGATGTATTGTAGAGACTTTCGATCGGTCTATGTTGAACTGGTAAACTGCACTATAGTCACTCGCATCGTCATGCCAGCTTACAGCTTGAACTCGCCAGTAGTAAATTCCATCTTCGTCGAATAAATTCTCAGCAAAATGTTCGATAGGTTTAAGTGGTGGCTCAATAACTGAGCTGTCAACATAGTTACTCCAATGGATTGTACGGAATGTATTTGATCGTGAAACTTCTACGTTATAGTATCGCGCACTAGTAGACATTCTCCAGTTAAATGTAGGAGCCGTGTTGATTACTGCGTTGTGCGCAGGACTGATTAATTGCACAGGCTTAAGAGCAGTCCTTTGGGCCGTCATAAAATTGAAAACATAGTTCTTAGGCATAAACCGACCAAGTGCTGAACGAACACCTTGTTGTGCCGCTGCATTGCTAATAACCATAACACTATATACCATATTCGGCTTGAGCTCATAGTCTGGTGTAAATACCAATGCTCGATCCCCATATGTAATAATTCCAGACACTACAGTAGATTGAGCTGCTACGCCGGGGTCTTCAAGCCTTGCGTCCATAATTGTAGTTTCTAGGCACCGGACTATGACAGTATCAGCAATGTGTCTAGCATGTAAATCCACATTAAATCTGATAGTCACCTTGGTGTTGGTGGCAATATCTCTTGCTAAACTGCCAGGAAAAGTTATTACCACTTGAGGTTCTTGCAAGTGTTGCATACAAGCTCACCACTTTCAAACAGCCGGGGGCGAAATATTTCGCCCCGGCTACTATGAGATTACCGCTTCTTAGATCGTTTAATAGGAAGCAATTCAGTCTTTGAATTGTCCTCGCCCACAACAGTGGGCGATGGCAACTCGGCTGCCTGATTGGGTTCGGATTCAACAACAGGAGTCAATAAATTCGAATCATCTAAAGGCTTCTGCTGCGTTGTGTCTTTGTTTTTGCGAATTCCCAACTTGTCAAATAGTTTGTCCACGAAAGAAACATAAGGAACTTCCATGTAGTTTGTAGTTCCAGATGCATCAATTAACACTCCGCGTTTAAGACCAACGATAACATTTGCTGGTAGGGGCACGCCTACCGGAAGATATCCGGTAGGGTTGTGCCTCGTCAAATGCAGATTGCTTCGGGAGTCAATAAATGCAGAACTTTTGTGGCTTAGTTGGATTACATGATGATCTTGTTTCATTTTGTGCTCCTATTCTTATGGCAGCGGGTTAGGACCAACGCTATTAAGATCTGCAGTCGCTGTGCGAGTAAGCTCTGGGTAGGATTTCTCCATGGAAATATTCTTAGCAGTTGCAATTGCCCTGCCCTGGTGGAATATCCCAATGCCATATCGCTCAATTACTTTGATGTTCTTGATGTCGCGAGCGGGCTCATCGAACTGATCGACGCGCATATCCTCGCGAACCAGAAGAGTACCGATGTTATTGCGGTCAACAGCAACGATATCAAATGTCTTGTTCTCCTTGTTGATATTCATAAATGGAGAGAGCTGGACATTGAAAGCGAACGGAATGCGACCTTGGACACTGTCTGGACCGAGCTTGTATCCGCCACCGACAGGTGACTCAGGCGCATGACCGAGAGATCCTACAAGGCCATTACGGGCAAACACAGGCCATACCAGCGAATGCATTAACAGATCGGTAGGTGTAAATTCATTAGCCATAACACTGATGATAAGGTCGAGCAAATCCTCTACGGAGAGGGTGTTATTGGGCTTACCGTAGAAATCCAGCCCGCGAGTGCCAGCTTCAGGGTTTACATGGCGGATAGCATTGTCAAATACGGTATGTCCGTTAGAGACAATAGCGTTAAATATCTTCTGCTCCTTATGGCGTGCCATAGCGCGACCAGCAGCCTCGACAAGCAATGCTACAATATCCCATTGAGAGTCGTCGATAAGTTCCTGGGTGATGCGAACGCGCACTCCAGACTTCCCTACGCGAATCTCAGGAGTAGTCATCTTCGAAACGTCAATTACGTCTTCCGGCACCTCTTGGCCTTCGGCCACATCATATGCTCTCATCGGGCCAACATAGGGGAATACAACTGTTCCATTAGTTACTTTGGTGCGAATGCGCTTCAGGAGCTTAGTCCCTAAATACAGAGGCTCAGCGGCTTGACGCATAGCACCAACGATGACTTTAGGAATAAGAATCTGTGCTTGAGGGGTAGACACAAATTCGCGAAGCGAAACGGTATCGGTTGACTCTTGACCGGCCAGAACTTTGCTGAATCTCTCAAAGAGTTGAGCTTGTTCTGCGGTAAGTGGCAGATTCATTACATCTTCAATAGTAGGCATTATATAGTTCCTCCTCGTATCAGCTTAGACTAGAACTTAAGCAGGATTCGTACGCCACCGACAGCACCGGTGAAATTCCAGTAGCCGGGAGTGCCAAACTGCTTAGCTCTATAAGTCATACTTAAGATAATGTCCTGAGTTGCTGCTCTGGTGGTTGTTACAGTGACCCAGCCTTTTTGTGCGTCTACTTTTGCTGAAACAGCAGGAGCGGTTACACCAAGAGGATCGCCTTCGTAAGCTCCAGTGATTGCACTATAAGTCAATCTGGAGTTGTTGGCAAAGATAGCAAAATCGTTATCAATGATAAGATTTTTCTGAGGAGCGATCATTGTCGTTACAACGCCGTTTGCAGTACCATTTACTATTACGCCAAATTCTTTTCTGGAGAACAAGGTAGAGCTAATATTGTCTCCATCGGTAATAGCCTTCAACCCTTGCGGATTGGTCGTATATTCGCTAAGATATCCGGCTGTATCCAGAGTCCCTGCGCTATATCTAGGGTCGAATGGCCTGCCGGATACATTAGGAGCAATATTGCTGGATTGATTCATGAATGCGTTGTCTTCATGTTTGGTAGAGTCTGCCCACATAACCCATTCTAGCCATGCCGACGCAGAACCGGTGTCGTTGATCCCTAGGATTTGACCTACAATTTCTGCTGGCGAATCAGTCGCAGGATTCCACCATGTTAGTTTACCAGCGAGCGCAGGCACATTAGTTCCGACATACATGTCAGTATCTTCTCCGTGACGGAATGCACGAACATACTGTCCAGGCCGGATATTGGCCGCAGAACCATATGTAGCGCCCCACTTACAGTTCTTTGCGTCATTTGCCTGTGGGAAGTACGGGAGCTCGATATAGTCACGTGTCAGAATAGAAGGCTGATTTCCAGTTAGTTTTCCATCGACTTGCTGGATGAAGTTGTACTGGGCGATACCGATGGGATTAAATCCCGCCCGCATACCAGCAATGGCAATAACAGGAATTTGACGACCAGTAAGATAATCGCGAGTGGTCTGGCCGGTAGCGGCTACTGCGAAGCCCATAGGGACAACTACGTCTGTTTGGCCAGCTCCGCCCATTTCGTACTTGAACAGTACAGGAAGGGTGGAGTCTACGCGCCAGTGTTCAGCGGGGCTGTCACCATGAGAAACGACAAGCCTCGAGAAAGAGCGGGGGTTAGAATCTAAATGAGTGTTGCCAGGAAACATTGGCATTGTTGTGTTCCTCCTCTATCGTTGTTTGCGTGTTAGGATTGACGTTGCCATATTGGCTAAGTCCTCAAGTGTTTTTGTCTTGGGTACTGTCAAGTCCTCTTTATCTTCAGCAACATCTATCGGCCCTGGAATTGCTGCTCCAGGATTTTCGACAGCTTGCATCTGACGCTTGGGTCGTTTGGTCACTAACTCATCTATTTTGGCTTTAATAGTGGACGCTTTTTGCCTTATGATTTCGCCCACTTTAGTGAGTTTTTCGTCAGGTTTAACTTCACCGAGAACAATTTGTAGGTTCACGACATGCTCAGCCAACAACCTATGAGCAGCGGTTGCTATTCGAACATTTTGGTCATGCATCTGAGCAGTTTCGTCATTCGCTTCTTGTAGTTGACCACGCATTTCTTCGACTTGAGCCTGAAGTATAGCATGACTGTCTCTAGATTCTTTAAGCTCGCGCTCGAGACTCGCAATGACAATATCTCTTTCGGCGACTTGCTCTTGCAGCATAGTTATTTGAGCTTGCAGTTGAACTGTTTGAGTATTATTTGCTGTAAACTGTTCCTCAGAACTTTTCTCGGCATTAGTATCTGCCTCAACAATAGGTTCGCTGGATGTTTTTAGTTCTTCGCTATTCGCCTCAACAACCTGGCTCTGCTCAGTATCAATCAATGAGTCCAACTCAGTCAGATCAATAACTGATTCAGTTATTTTGTCGTCGTTCAATTCATTGCTCCTCCCTTCTTTAGTAGATTTATTGGCATTAGGCGCAACTATTTGAGCATGCGGATCTCCAGGAATGTTGACGAATGAAATTTCCTCAAATTCTAGTCCGCCTATGATCCAGTAGCACTCTTGGCTTTCATACTTTTTGCCGCGATTGTGCCCACAAAATCCTGTTTCAACTAAGTTCTTTCCGCAAATACTACAAGTAACTCTATTGGCAGACGCACCAATTGAAACAGTTCGGTATCGTCCATCAAGAATACGTTCAATAGCATCATGGTCATTTATCTCTAAGGACAACTTGAGACATTGCTTGCCAGGAAGCAATTGACTAGCAACGAATTCCGCTTTCTTTACGCGCCCAAGCGGGTCTCCGCTCCAGCTATTATGATCTTTGAGTACTGGCTTTAAATATGGCGTCAGCCATGATTCTTGAGCAGCTTCAAGCTCATTATCTGGATAGAATGTTTTGTTGCGTGTCATTCCGCCGTGTATGGCCTCTACGACAGGAGTGATTGAACTAGGCTTGTCTGACTTGCTTTCGGCAATATCAAACGAGATGTTTTCTGGGGCTAGTGCTACACCAAAGGTTTCTGTAAACCTAAGCCGTTTCAAACACATCACCCTCCTTTGCTCTAGATTCATATAGGTCTTCGGCGAATTCAGCCATAAGACTTCGGTTGATTTCAAAGCTAGCGTGAATTGTTGCCATCAGCTCGTCTTCATTAGAACTGAATTTATTGGCAGACAATACAACGAACCCATGGTTTCTAGTCACTCTACGAGCTATAGCTGCTTCGGCTTTTGTGTTTTCACCTATATACTCTCGTGTATACTCATACATCTTCTCCAGGTATAAAGAATATACTGACGCTAATTGAGAAGACAGAGTTGTGCCGTCGGTTCCGCCCTCATAGTATAGCTGCAATAAAGTTATTACAGAATCACCAAGTTCTTCATACGCATCAGCCATAGCCTTCACATACTCTTTCTTGGTCGCAGGTTGTGCTCTCTTCTGGTTTGTCGGGCTATTCCTGTTATCTGTTGATGCTTGAGATTTAGCTTCGGCTTTTGCTTGAGCAACAGGGATAGTAATTAAATTCATAAACATTTTTGCCCTGTCAGTAATCGGCTCTAAACCTATTGCTCTTCTCATTTCGTCTTCAGTGATTGTGTTGTGCTCGTACAGAAACACAGCATGGTTTTCAGCCTTAATCTTTGCATCGTAGTCGATTTCTTTGAAGATAAAATCAACATTGTCATCTATATCAAGAATTGGGTCAAACCCGCCTTCCATGAGTAGCTCATGGATTATTTGACTGTCGATGTCAGCAGCATAGACTTTCTGAAAAGCTTTTACTCGATCCACAAACTCAGTTGCCTGATTGTCAGACGTCGATCGATTTGCAGTACTTCCACGGCCCATCATAACCGCCGGCACTCCTAGCCCAGTGAAGACGCGATCTTCGAAGTATTTTAAATACGGGTGAGCGTCAATAATTTGATTGCTAGCTATCGGTTCGATTGAATGTCGTTCGGATGTGACCAATCCGTCTTCTAGCCGCGCATTCTCAATTGCACTCTGTATTTCTAAAATTTCAGTGTCTTCAGCTGGCCTCTCAGGTGTTCCTACTTTGTAATGATAGAATGGGAACAAGTTGCGGTAAATCAACCTTGCGACATTCTCTTCTGCTTGACGCAACAATCTGATATCATCCAGCACAGTCAAGAGGAAAGGATTGCCAAACGCATGGCCCTTCTCTCGCTTATAGTACATATGGACAATATCTTCTGGCTTAAACTTTAGCACACGACTTTCTCCTACAACCTCTTGTTGCCAGCTCTTCACTGTTCCATTCTTGTCACGACGAACAGACATGGTAGTGATATTGAGCGGGAAATATCCGACTATAGGTTTTCGGTCGCCCACACCTTGTACATTCATTCCAGAAGGCCACGGATAATCATCAGCACGTGCTTTTGCTATAATGACATTGTGATATTTTACAAGATCTTCTGCGATACCTATAAATAGCTTTTCGGTTGGTATTTGTGTGGCCTCTGCTATACACGCAAGCCTTAGCTTGATGTAGTCGACTGCTTTTTGATTCTTACCGACTATGTCCCATCCGGATTTAAACATTAGCTCTATGTATTTATCCACAGCTTGTCTTACGTATGCCTCAGTATTATATGCGGACGTGATTTGTAGTAAATCATATTCAGGAGGCAAATAATCACGATAATTGCCACCAAGCCCCAATGCATATCCAATGACTTTAATGATAACTTCTTTGGGATCGCGACTCGAAGACTGTGCTTCAAGAGTTGACGACGAGATCTTGCCAGAAGATGCCGATTGCGAAGTTGCTTTTAGGGGCGTCGTCGGCACGGTCTCTTTGGTTGCCTTTGAGGGCAGGAACAGGGCCTTCAATCTGTCGATCAAGCCCATCATTTATCGCCTCGCTTTCGGCAACTCAAAATTACTTAATATGTTTTAACGAGTCGCCAAGTCTCTCTAAAATCTTAATAAACTCATGTGTGAAGTTGGCTCCGCGAGCTACTACAAGACCAGCAAGGATAATTCCAGTGTAGGTGATAGCAGGGTTTGATGTGCCAAGGAGCGTGACGTTGAAAGCATACGCGGATCCAAGTCCACACAAAATCGCAATGAGTTGTTTTTGATAACCAGTCAATTCAATCGGGATTAAACTCTTGATTAGTTCTGTCACTGCTTCAACCAATATAGCAATAGTAATTAACTTAGCCGCAATACCGGCAGCAAATTCCATTATAATTCACCTCTTATTTAGAATTAATTCGCGTTAATGTTTCCGCGATAGCGGCATCGATAGCGCGATTTAAGAATACAAGCATTCGTTCAGTCGTAACAGGCTGACCTACGCCAACTACCATTCTGCCGTCTGATTGACGCATACCAGAGAACAGCTTCCTGTCAAAAGCTTTCTGTAGTTCTGGCACATACCATTCACCAGCTCTTACATCAGCAAAGATATTAGTGATATTGGACACTGTGTTCACTACTTTCATAAGAGTGTTTACGTCATCTTTGAATTTATCCCAGGCAGCTTCGCCTCCTGGCTCAAAAGATGTCCACATTCTAGGACAGTCCTTTCCGGAAGCATCAAAATGCCTATCAAAGTGGATATAAGAAGACCAACCATACTCAATACATTTGATAGCTCCAAGATATACAGCCCGCTTATAAGTTTCGTTCCAATCCCCGTCTGAGTTTACACAAAGCTCCGCACTAATGGTTGAACGATTGACAGACCGAGGATATTTCCGGCGGATACTAGCATTCTCACTCGATGTTCCAACATGCCAAGCCATTTCGGTGTCTGGCATTGCTTGCGCAATCATTTGACTGTCTATCACATAATGCGTACCAACTGTTGTTCTTTCCCAAAATCTTAAATGATTAAGTGCCCCTGCTCCTCTAGCCCTATTTGCAGTCCAGTGCCAAAACATGCCTTGAGGGTCAATAGATGTTATTTGTCTTTTATTGTTGTCGAACTTTGGGACTCTAATCCCTTTGCCAGGAGTCACAAATCTTTGTACAATTTCATACATTGGAATCACCCATAGATAATGCTTCGAGTTTCGTTAAACTCAGTCTGGCCGTCATATTGTGCGACAATTGTAATAGCGTTTACTTGAGGGCGGAATCCAAGTTTGCCGGATAAAGCATATCCGTGTTCGTCGCAGTTACACCCAATTTCCATTGCCAACATCCCGTTTGTGACTATTCTGGCATACTGATGAGTATGTGCAACGAAAACAGCGCGGAAGTTATGTCCCCAGTTTTTAAAGTATGTAGCTGCGTCAAGTGCAATTTTGCCAGGCACCTTGCTATAGTTCTTTGGGTGTGCGATAATTGCGTCACCATAGTCTACAAACCAATTGTCGTGCACTTTAAGGTTTGGTATAGGGCAATAATATTGTGCTGGAGTATCTTCTGAGCCTGGAATTTCAAAACCTCTAACGTAATAAAGCAATATAGAACTATTAAACAAGAATGAAATTGACGGATCAATCTTATTTTCGATTAATCGATTCAATCTTTCTTCGTGATTACCAGGGATAATAATGATTTCTTCGAATAATGCGCTCAACCACATAAGTATCTTATGTCCGGCAATCATTTCTGTCTGCAGCGGGATATGTTCATTCTTGCTAAACACACTGCAACTATACATATCAAAGAAATCACCAGGAATAATCAATGTCATGTCTTTGCGAGCATGTTGCTCGATTGTTTCACGCATCAACGGATGTGCGAAAGGCATATGTACGTCCGGCAGCAGCATAATTTCTTTTCGTTTACTAGATGCAGGTTTGTTCTTGCGTTTCTTGCCGAAATGTTTTCGGAGCTTGCTAACCACGGCGTTATATGTAAATCCACCTGTGAAATTTGCATTCAACTCGTCAACCACTTCACTCCAGGTACGACAATCCTCATAGCGTAGCTTGATAGCCAATTCAAGCGCATCAGGATTCAAAGCCCAAGCATGTAAATCCATATATTATTCCTTAATAAGGTAATTGTTTGGGTTTTTTCTGCTTCTTAGGGCGGTTGGGCGTCATTTGGCATAAGGTTATGACGCCTTCGTTCTCATATCGCTCTTTGCGTTCTCGGAAC